TAATGAAACACCACAATGAGAAGGATTTCTACACTTTCTACATTTTGTCATCGGCCCACCTTTTTCATAGCAGCTTTATGTGATGCTGAGAATGTCTTACCCTTCTTCATCTCACTTCGCATAAAAGACATATGCTTTGCAGTGTGATGAACTGAGTGTTTCTTTAAAGTATCAGTCTGACGTTTCGTTAACTTCTTCTTCAACTAACATCTCCATCTTTTTCTAGCTTGTCTAAGTCTGCTATTAGGATTCTTAGCAGCCTTAGGAAACTTCTTCATTTGACCTGCTGATCTAGCACAGTAACTCTTACGTCTTGATGCTCTCTTACCAGTAGGCTTCTTCTCAGTTACGGCAGTCTTTAGTTTAGAACCGGGGTTCTGTCTCCTATATTTAGCTACACCTTTAGCAGTCATGCCAGCACCAGATTTGGTAGGACGTTTCTGTCCTCCTCCAATGGTCATGCCTTTCATATTACTAGGCTTTCTTTTTTTCTTTACTGCCATATGTGTACCTATATTTTTCTACTAAATACTTACAATGATCCTGAAACCATGTTTCCCAATCTAGGTAATCTTCTTTCTTTGGTTTAACTACACCGTAATCTATTAGTGTGTAGTCATCATAACCTTCTTCTATAGATTTTTTATATTTCTTTTTAAACTCATATTTACTTTCCATACGAGTTTTCATTTCATATATCAATCCAAACATTCTTAGTACATCTTATTAGAGTAAGTAGCTTTACCAAATCCTCGTAAGGCTTGACCACCACCTCTGCGGAACACAGTTTTCTTTTTAGTAGCTACTTTACCACCCATATTACGTTTAACTTTACCACCATATTTACGTTTAACCATACCACCTTTTTTCTTAGACTTACTTCTTAATGCAGTATTTAATTCATTTAATAGCTTGCTTTCTCCAGCAGTCATTTCAATACCAGATGGCATATCTAAATCATTTGCTTTATCAGCTTTTTCTTGTAATGTACTACGAACTGTTCTTGCCATTAAATTATCTGTTGAAGTATCACCTGTCATTCCAAATCTTCCAAGTTTTCCAACCCAGTTATCAGGTAAGAAATTTTTTCTTCCTCCACGTTCCTTTATTTCTTTTTTAAATATAGGATTATTAAAGTATGAAGGTAGTTTTTTAACATTACTTTTAGCATTTAAACCTTCAGATTTAGGTATCTTACGGTCTTTACGTATCTTATCACCAGCAGTAAAATCTATTTTCTTAGGAGTTTTAACTGTAGATTTTGTTTTACTTTTTGAAATTGAAGGTGTATAATCAGGTACTTTTTGTGCATTTACTTTCTTTTTATTTTTTAATTGATTTATTGCTGCTGCTCCTGTTAATCCTCCTATAGTACCACCAACAATACCCGGACCATATTTTTTTAATTTTGATAATCTTGTTGTAGTAGATTTAGATCTAGGTACTATTGTAGGACCAGACTCTACTTTCTTTCCTTTAACATTCTGTCCTTGCTTATTTGCAGCTTGATTTTTAGCCTCTCTGTTTTGTTTAGTTTGAGTCTGTTTATTAGTTTGTTCTTTAGTCTTAGATTTTACTTTAGGTTTAGGTTTAGGTGTTACTTTTGATTTAGGTCCAAACTTTTTTGTATAGGCAGCATCACGTAAAGCTTTTTCACTACCGGGTTTAGGTTGTATTACAGGTCCAAGATTAGCATCTGGATCTTTAGGTTTAGCTTTAGGTTTAGCTTTAGGTTTTATTTTAGAAGTAGTTCTAGTAATTGCACTTGTAGGAACTTGTGGTATTCCTTTACTATCTAATTTTTTAGCTAGTTGTTCAGTTATTTTTTTAGCTCTTCCTGCTTGTTTAGCAGCTTGTTTTGCGGTAAGTTTTACAAATCCTTTTCCTCTTAAAAGATTTGCAATTCTAGGACTTGCTGCACTATAAACTGTACGTCCTAATTTAAATAATTCTGGTGCTTTTGCTATTACTGCCATATCTACTCTCCTTTGATTTCCTTTATCTAATTTATTAAGTTCTCTTTTAACTTTAGGTATATAATTTCTAGTTTCTCTAGGGAGTTTAGATTTATCTTTACCACCTGCTATCCATTTTTCCGTAGCTCCCGGACCCATATTATAAGCAGCTAATACAGCTTCCTCATCTCCCTTAAACTTTCTATACATAGCCTTTGCATAATCTTTACCAACTCTTACATATTCTGCTTTAGATTGATTCCTTGCTGGTCTTACACCATAACCGGGATTTCTAGCAGTAGATGGCATGACTTGCATAAGACCCCTAGCTCCTTTAGAACTTAAAGCATCAGGATTACCACCACTTTCTATTTTCTCAATCGCCTTATAAAGGTTCTCAAGACTCAAAATTAATCTCCTATTGAAACTTTAAAAGATTTACCTTGAGAGTAATCTTCTTCTACGACTACATCACTCTCTTTACCTGTAACACTTGGTCCTTTACGAGCAGCACCATAGCCCTGTCCCGTTGGTCTTCCAAGTACCTTATCCAGATCTACTGGAGTAGGGATTTGTGCTATAGGTCCACCCATTTAACTTCTCCTTTTCTTTCGTCTTGCTTCGCTTAATGCGATAGCGATTGCTTGTTTACGTTTAGTAACTTTTTTACCAGAGCTACTCTTTAACTTCTTTCTTTTAAATTCACCCATCACCTTCTTAATTTTTTTCTTTTTCTTTTTCTTCTTATCTCCGGGCTTCATAATCTGTTGTCTAACTGAACTACGACTAATCATCGTATCCTGCACTAGCCACTTTACCGCCACTCATACGATAAGTAATTTTACCACCGTATTTCTTAGGCATCATTTTAAAATCTTGTCCAGTAATCTTACCATCTTTATTCATATCAAGTTTAGTTTGTCCTCCTACTAAACCACCCATATCTTTATAGATCATATTTTTATTCATTAACTTTCTCCTATGATGAACCTTGTACTACTGGATCTGGACCACCAGCAGGAGATGCAGCTACAGCCATATCATCTTGTCGAGTCCTTCTTGCTTGATTCTGTAATGTTAGTATTGCACTTTGATATTCACCTTGCCATACTGGAAGTGTATTCCAATCTTTCATATACATAGTAGCTTCCATCATACATCCTGCAAAGAGAGCTTCATAACAATATTCACTAAGATAATTACTTATAGTCACACTCGTACCTGTAGCAGATGCTAGAGGGAGTGGTGAGGACTGTGTTTGTATTTCAACTGTAAGTGCTGAAACTGGAGTAGGGACTATTTTTATACTTGAGTTGTTACGCCTTGTATAGTATCTAGGCGTTCCTGTAGATGCACTTACAGGCCAGTAGTCGTTTACATAGGCTACTGTCCTTTGAAGAAGATTTGTTATTGTTGTTCCTGTACTAACTTTATAGTTTACATTGCGAACAATTCTAGCTCTGTCACTTAAAGACACAGTACCTGCATTACCAGAAGACACAGATATTGTTGTGTACTCATCTAGTCCAGCATCATCAAGATCTTTAACCATACGTAGCTCTGTCTTATAAATAATTGTAGACACCTGAGTAGCAAACTCAGTAGAGTCATTCTCAGTCGTATTGATTAAGTCTGTCTTTAAGTAAGAGTAATTCGGCATACTAACCTACATATAAAGTAATTGTTGGAAGCATTGCTCCTGTACCTGAAGTACTACAACAAACTACTCCATTTACACCTATGCCTAATTCTCCTATATACATATCATTAGAATCTAAAGCTCCAACTCTATATCGTATAGCTGTACCTTTAGCAGTTTTATTTGTAATTTGTTTTGCACCTGAAATTTCTATACCACCTGCAAGAGTAGAATAGGTATGAATAGCCAGAACTCTAGTAGTGGTTGGACGGTTGTCTCCCGTACCATTGTCACCTACAGTTACATTACTATCTACATACTTAAATACAGTCTTGACATCACCATTAATACTTGCATTAGTGGCTACTTTAATATTTGTACTCATATTATCTCCTTATAATAATGAGGAAGAGGCTTTGCACCTCTCCCCCATATATTAATTAACCTGCGCTACCGAAGAAGGAACGCCAATCAGAAACACCAAAGCTATAACGCTCTCGTGCTTTAAACCGAAGATTACCAGTATCGAAGTCTGGCTCCATCTTTGTCTGTAGTGGCGCTCTAGTGAACATCTTAGCACCGTTAGGAACATTTGTTCTAACGAACCAAGCATCAGTATCAATAAAGCGACGGTTAATGAAACAACCCTTTGGAAGCATTGCTCCTGTACCTGAAGTACTACAACAAAC